CAAAACCTTTGCCTACATCTGTTAAGTCATTTAAACTGTCTTTTGCATCTGCGGCTGCTTGTGCTAGTTCCTGATCAACAACAATACCTGCCTCCAGTGCATTTTTCCTCAGACGGTCAATTTCATCTGCACCCATTTTTGCAATGTTAATAAATTGCACACCTTCAGTATCAAAACCTTTGGTGGCTAATGCAAGTGCTTCTTGTGCGTTTGCTGTTTTACCCAGTTTGTCAATAAACTCTTCAAATACATCTGTACCTTCACGGAAGTTACCACTGCTATCACGCATATTGATACCCATGCGTTCCAGTGGCTTGAGTAGTTCACCCACGCCCATTTGCGCTTCACCCAATCTACGAGTAAAGCGTTGTAAGCCTGTTGTAAATGTTGCTTGATCTATACCAGCTCTGCTTGCTACGGCACCATAACTACTTAAAAACTTGGTGCTGATACCCAGTTTCTTTGATGCTTTTTCTAGGTCATCCAGTGCATTCAAGCTCTTGACACCAAATGTAACAAAAGCGGCACTTGCTGCCGCTGTTGCTACTGCCAGGCCTTTCATGCCACTTGTTGCCACTTTTAAGCCAGCACCACCTACACCTTTGCCAATGTTGCTTAATGCTTTGGCGGCTTTACGGCTTGTGCTGTCTACTTTGCCTAGTTCTCGTTCAATCTTGCGAAGATTCTTTGTTGCCTTGTCTTCTGCTTCAAGTATAATTTCATATCTGTTTGCCATCAGTTTTTCCTTTTGGCCAACACGGCCTTGTGTTCATAATATTTAGCCCATGATCTTATCTCTAAACCGCTCATCTCTGACATCAGTTGTGCAACTGGCATGTGCATTTGTTCTGCTAACTGGAACAAGAAGAATAACTCCTTGTCCTTTATCAGTTTCCCAAATCTTGTTCCGCTTCTTCCACCTCGTTATTCATTTGATTTACGACACGCAAGATAATCGCTGGGTCTACTTCATTCATAAGTGTTTGTTTGTCAGCAAACTTAAACACTCGGGCTCCATCTGCATCAACAGCACGATTAATAAGGCTCTCAATGAGTGCCTCTACTTGCTTGCCTTGACTGTGTAGGTTAATAACTTTTTGTTCTTGTGCAAAGCTAACTGCTGGTTTGAAATACAGTTTTGTATTCCATTCTGGTACATCCACGGATTTCATTCCACCGCTTACAATATCTTTAAAGTGTGCTTTTGCTTGATCAATAACGCTCATTTGAGTCTCCTTGTTTTGTTGATCGCAGGTTCAACAATACCTTTTGCTGCTTGCCTGCTGTGGCCTTCATCTAGGGCCGTAATATGATCTACTCTGTTGTTGATAATAGGTCCGCTCTCAAACTTGGATTTTGAATTTAACTTGCGCCATCCAGCTCTGGCTTGGCCTGTATCAATTGGGGTTAGTCGTCTTAAGTTTTGGTAGAGTTCATCCACCATTGAATTAAAGTCATGGTCAATATCTGAAACCAACTTTTTAATAGTTTTTTTACTGTTACTGGCCATGACTATATTTATTTAAACTTCAGCTGCTCTTGTTAGGGCACCGTTGCCTTGGAAGCTGATACTTCCTTCAACATTGCCTTCAGTTTCTGCTGACATTTCAAAACCTGTGATAATAACATTACCGCTGATTTTCCAATCAGTTGCTGTGTCATCACCTTCAGGGAATAGTTCCATTGCGTAAGTATCACCTACCACAACATCGCCATCCTGACGGTTCCAAACAACATCTAAACTGCCATCAAAAGCCTTAAAAGTTGTTGCGTACTCACGATATCCACCTACTGTGTCAAAGTGTGTACATTCAGCTGTATCAGCTGTTTCATTTACTGTATATGATGTGATCTGCGCAACTGCTGTTCCGCCCATTTTTAACACACCGTTTCTACCTGCATAACATGCCATTGGTATTTCTCCTGTTTATAAACAATACCGGGTTTCTAAAACAACACGCATACTCGCGTATGGCGCAGCTTCCCCGTTTTCTATATTTTCTATTCTAGATACTCTAATGTCAGTTGTTAGTGTACCAAGTTCACTGTCAGCAACGAGTGTATCTTCAATACTCTCTGCTAACTGGTTCCGTTTTTGATCACGATTTGCACCATTGACATTTAACACAAGTTCTACCTCCAAGGTAACTTCTTGTATGCCACTGGCAATGCGTTCACGATCTTCATCCATTGCATTTATAAACACACTTGGGAAACCCGTGCGTGGTAATTCTTCTGCAATAATTGGATCTCTGCTCACAACGCCCAACTTAATGTTGCGTTGTGTTTTTAGCAGATCATATATCCTTGCTGTGATGTCTTCTCTCTTGCTCATCTATAAAGTCTATCCTGTATGTTCCATTCAGTTACTTCGCCGTCCGACACGGTTCCGCTTCCATCTGTATCATATTCGATACCAACACGCAGTTCTGAGTCAAACTCTTCTACATATTGTTCTTTATAAAATTTAATCTGTTCGATGAACACATCATCCACACGGTAGGTAGCCAACTTGGGCATAATATGTGCGCTTAACGCACGATATACCGTTGATCTTGTCCACTGGGCTTCAGTTAACTTTGTTTTATCAAAATTACTTCTCGAGTGTGATTTATTCCAGTATTGGATGCGGATTTGTGTTACCACATCACCCTCTGCTTTAGTCAACTCATCAGTCCAGTCGTCCACTCCGTGATCAAAGATATCTGGAACATAGTCCTGTAAGTCTTGGTTTGTAGCAAATGCCATTATATTTCTCCAGATAGTCTAGAGTGGAGGACTACTGTCCTCCACCTGTGTGTTAAATTTATGCTGTTAGTAATCTTACTGCACGAGTTGCGTCAACAAGACCAACACCAGCGTGTAGTGATGCTACAATGTCTGTACCAACTGCTGCTGCACGGCGTTGTGCTTCTAGATCAACATTTTTAAACATTGCGATACGGAACGCATCTGCACTGAATACACAACCGTCTTGAGCAGTTTGTGTTGCTGATTGGTATACTTGGATACCTGCAACTGAACCAACATATGAGTTAGCCATTGCATTGTTTTGTAGATCGCCACCTGCGTATGCTGCACTACCGATTGTTTTCATTAGTGCCGCTGCCGCTGCTGGTGATAGGATAGCGTGTAGTGTACCCATTTCGCCGTTGCCACGGATAAGTGCTGCTGCGTCAAAAAGATCGTCAGTTGTTACACTACCACCTGATGTGATTGTGTCAGTGATGCCTGCATCTGTCATTGCCGCTGCAACTGCACCGTCAAATTTAGCTGTTACACTGTTACCTAGTACACGACCAAGTTCTGCTGGATCAACTGAACCAAGATCACGAATTACATCGCGAGCTGCAAAGATGTTTGCATCAATTGATTTTTTAGCTGCTGTAATGCCTAATGCTGTGAAGTCATCTACATTGTGTGCTGCGTCTGTTAGCTCTTGAGCTGTTACTTTGTTAAACACTGGCACTTGTGCTGTGAATGAACCTGCTGCTACTGCAACATGTGGAATCATTGTACCTGGTAGGTATAATGAGTTTTCTTGAGCGGCATATACTGCTGCTGCTTTTGTTGGCACCATAAGTGCGTCTAGATCGTATGCTGTATTCCAAGCCATGATATTAATCCTTTAAAGTTTACCTGCCATCTTCATATCTTTGTAGATCTTACGATGTTCAGGGTTGGTCATATCTAATGACCCCAAGTCAAACTTCTGTTTGCTGGTTATTGTTGCGTTGCCATTGCTGTCAGCACCCGCTGGGCCTGCCGCACGATAGAAAGTATTTGAGTCCAAAAACTCACTTACCAATTGTTCTACGGACATAGGTACTGCATCATCTGTATAACGGATTGCTCCATCATTATCAGTAATCACAGCGTTTCCACCTGCGTCCAATTTTACACTCTCCCGTAACAACTTTGCTGTTTGCTCTGGGCTTACGCTCTTTAATTTAGAAGCGGCATCAATCAATGCACCATCAATCTTAACACTTTCAAGTTGACCACGAACACTTTTTAATTCTGTGTCATATTTGTCTTTGGTCTTCTTGAGTAGTGTGTCAAAATCTTTGCGATCCATTAACTCCTGCTCTTCAACTCGCTCTTGCAATTGCTTTAATTGTTGATATTCACTTACATCAATATCAGCATATTTCTTTTGCACTTGGTTCAAGCGTTTTGCGACAATCTTATCTACATCCTCTTGTGAAAATGTTTTAGCCGCTTCCTGGATTTGTTCTTGACCTGAATCCTGCGCTCCAGTAGCATCAGTTTCAGTAGTTACTATGGTGTTATCGTCCATATCCGTGTCTCCTTAAGGGGTTGTTGTAGTATTATTTAGTCTTCCACTGGAACCCAGAAATGACGGCAATTCCAGCCGCCTCTTACTATAAATGGGTTACCACTCTTTTTACCAGCCCAACTTGAACTCCACATGGTGTTTATTTCATCCTCAGTATAAGTCTGATCCACATGTTCTCTACACCAGGGTCTGGTATCAGCAATCGTACCACCTGCATAACGATATTTTGTAATGCCTGCTTTAACTGCACGACTGTAAATTACACTACCATCAAACTCCATAACAGTTTCGTTAGTTGCCTGACTTGTTAAGTCTCTTAAACTTGCCGTAGTGTTTACTCCACTTAGCCGTTCACGA